CTACAGTTGCCATGACACCCCCATTTGTGCTAGGGCCTGTTGCGCCTGCGGATTTCCGCCCTTCGCTGCGTCGATTAGGCGCTGGAGTCCTGCCGGCCGTTGCTCAGTCGTTCCACCCACCGAACTCGCCTGCCCAGACATCGAGAACTGCGGATCCATGCCCATCCGCCCCCGACGACCCCCCCGGCGCTGCTGTGCGGCGGCCGTCTGGGCGGCACGTCGCTGCTCGTACTCGGCCTGGCGCCGCGCCGCTGCCGCCTCACGCTTCTGGGCCTGCTCGGCTTTACGGGCGTCCCACGGGTCAACGATGTTCGGGGCAGCGATGACAGGTGCCGGACTGGTGGGTGCTGCGGTGGGTGCTTGGGTGCCGGGCGTCATCGTCGGATTGTCCAGGTCAAACGCGGCAGCCTGGACTTGTCTGATAGCATTGGGTTCGTCTTCCCACCACTCATTGTCCGACGCGGCCTCCTCGGGCCCCGGTAACGGAGTGGATAGTTCCGGCTCCGGGCCGCCCGCAGAAGGCTCCCAGCCCCCTTCCCATTCCAGTTCACTCGCCGTGGGGCGGCCTTGCGGGGGCTCGTCCTCGTCAGTGCTCCAGTCCGTGGTGCCCCCGCCACCGCCCTGTCCCTCCTCGCCCAAAAGCTCATCGTAGAGCGTCAGGCCCTTCCTGACGTAGGCGGCCGGGTCCCCGTCCTCCGGTGTGAACTTCTGGGCGTAGTCCATTGCCCACTTGCGCCTGGCATCAGAACCACCCCCGCCGGCACCGCCGCCAGAACCGGCCGGGATCACGTTGGTCGTGTTACGCCTCGGGTCGTATTCGAGGTAGTCCCCGCTCGGCGTCCTCGGAAGTGTGTCGTAGTACGCCTGCGCAGCCTCCGGCGACACAAAGCCCATATTCTGGGCCTCCCCGTCCGGTCCACGCTCGTAGCGCCAAGTCCCGTCGTCCCATCGTCCATTCGGCCGGTCTCGTGGCGGCACAATATCCCGCGCAGCGTCAAAGCCCGCTAGGAACTCCTGCATCTTCTGCGTCTTGAGTGTGTACGCCTGGAGCGGATCAAGCTGCCTCCTGTCCTGCTGGTCCCTATCAATCTGCGATAACCCATGCTGCAAGGCATCCCACCGCTCCTGCATATCCCCCTGTAAGAAACCTCCGCTCTGCTGGCGAATGGCGTCTATCTGCCTCCGGGTCGTCTCGAACTGATCTTGTGCGTAATCGAGGGTATTCTGCGTTGTCGCCGCACGCTCCCGGCCCTCAGCAAGCCCCATCTGATGCAACTGTTGGTCTTCCCGGTTCTCGATCAGAAACTGCCGCTCCTCTTTCTGTCGCGCCCCAATCGCCATCTGACGCTGGCCCTCCAGCCACGTCCGGTAGCCCATCTCCCGGTCCTGCTCCCGGCGGCGCTCCCGCACCTGCGTCTGCTGCTGCGCAATGTCCAGGAGATGCTTCTTTTCGCGCTCCCGCGCCCGACCTCGACCTGCCATGTAGGCCGCCATGCCGACCGCGCCAGGCGAACCGCTGTGTTGTACTCTAATGGCCATGGGAGTCACCTATGTTGTGGCGAGGTTTCGTCCGGCTGGAGGGCCTGACGGAACAACTCTAGCAAACGGCTCGCATTTTCACTATTGAATTGCCAGGGATGAATCTGCATTTTGAGCTGCCCAGCCCTGGTAATGTGTGCAGTAATTACCACAAACTCTTTTGATGCCACGGCCGTCTTGGCTGCGGCAATGCCCTTCGCGGCCTGCCCGCGTTTGATCGGCTGTTCCGTCATGTGAGAGCCCTCTTGGGGTGCCACCAGGGCACCTTGTCGCCGAAATGCCTTGTTAAAGCACCGATGATAATATCGTTGCGACCGCGGCAGTTCCGGCGGGACAGCCGCGGGCCCCTGATCTTCCGGTCCACGGGCACACCGCCGGGTTTGATGATGACTGGGTTGGTTGCCCGAGTGGCCGCAAACCACAAGTCGTCGTTGGGTAGGCTCAGTCGTTTCAACAAACCTACGTCAAATGCCTCTGGCCGTAGACTCCCCGGCGCGTAGATCACGCCATGCACGCCCGTAGGTATTAGCATCCGGAGTGGCCCAAGCTGCCTGTTTTTCAATAAGGTCCAGAGGTTATACGGTCGTGGCATGAAGTTGCCACTGAACCGGACATACCGGGCCCGATAGCAAACGCTTCCTGCCTGATAGATGTCCATGCCCTCGACCAGTCGCTGAAGCCACGTCGGATGATAGAGCATGTCGTCGTCAAACGTGGCGATCATGGCTTCGGGGAATGCCTGCATGGCCGGAAGCAACTTAGTGGCCGGACCAATGTTCTCGCACCATCGCACCTCACAACCAAGCCTCTCCACCTCTGGCGGCACATCCTCCGGCAATGTACCGGGGCCCACCGGCGATGCCTCACCATTGAGCCAGAGAATCAGTTTGTCCGGCTGCATCGTTCCGGCGCGGATGCTTTTCAGCGTCGGTACTATGCCGGCAATCCTTCGACCAGTCGTCGAGACACTTGCGACAATCATGCGGCCTCCCCGGCAAACCGCTGTTTGCTCTTGTAGATGCCGCGTGGTGTCTTGATGTTGCCGATGTGCCGAAAGCACAGTGACTCGGGGCGCACCACCAAGCCGCCAAGCCTGGCAGCCTGTTTCATTACACCGAGTTCCCGGCTGGCACGGCGAACAATCCGGCACGCCAGGTGCGCCTTGATAGCTTGAGGACCAAATCCCCATCCTGTTCGCGCGATAGTTACTGGTTCGGGGTATTCGTTGCTGCGGTGCCATTTTGCATGGCGAAGTATGCGCGTCCTTGGCCCAACAATGCGTCCTTTGATGGCCCTGTCCCACAGTTTGACGCACACCACATCTGGGCGTTGCAGTGCATCCACGATGAGTCCCCACGGTAGAGGACGAATACACTCGAAGTCGTTTTGTAGCGACAAGATGATCCCATCGTCTCCGATCCGATCCCGTGTGGACTGCCACAAGGCATCAGTCATCGGCGAGCACCCCATTCTTGGCCCCGTGTTCAGAAAGACCAGCTCGAACCCGTATCGTGCCGCAACCTCGTGGACCCGCGAATCCTGGGAATTGTCGTCGGCATAGAACAAGGACAACCCAGACAAGTCGTTGTGCCGCGCCAGAGCCGATAGCACCTTTTCGGTGTAGCTGGCCCGTTCGCAAGTCAGTAGTGCAATGGCGATTGGAGTCATGCCGGTTGTCTCCTGGCGCGTAGTTGCCGACGTGCCGCAGGCCCCATGGCCCGAAGCTGGAGGTGCTTCAGCCGCCGTCGTCTTTGGCGGACCCTGTCGGCACGGGTGAGTTGACGCGGGTGGGCCGCTGACCGGCGACTCTGGCCTTCTCTTCGCAGCCATTTGTGCGGCTCGAAAACTTGTCCATGATCGTCGCCTTCCCAGGGGGCCCGGTCGGGAAACATCGAGCAAAGGGCATAGCGCATCGGCTGTGTCAAGGATGCGTTGCGGTAGTTCAGGAACAGGGTGCGCCCATCCTGTGCCCTCCGTAAAATGGTGCGATGGCAGGTAGCCGATTCAGACCCTCCATATCGAACCAGTTCCCCGGCTGGCGACTTCGGTGTCAGTCTCGCAAAGCAGCCGTACAGCGAGTTGATAATCATGCGCGATTGCCAGGGGGTCTCGGCCACCATGCGGAGGAATGTGTCGCGGTCGTACAGCATCGGGCAGTGCTGGTCAAAATCAACTGTCGGGTATCCGTTGTTGCGGAGCCACACGAGCGTCTTGTGGACCAGCTTGGTGTAACGGTTGCCCTTGGGCGTAGCGTCGGTAATGACCCTGGGCTGGCCGTAAGCCGGCAAGGTCGCAAACGCCACGGGTCGCAGGACTACCTGATCGTCACTCATCCGAACAAAGGTCGGGCCAACATGGTCGCACGCAGCAACTACCTTGCGGATCATGTTGGTGCTCTTGACTTGCTTGCGGCTATCGGGTATGGGTAGATACAGGAGCCTTGGATGGTCCTCCAGCCATGCAGGGCGGTGTCCGACTACGACGATCCGCCCCAGGTCCTCGACGTAGCGCAGCAACGACCGCAAGGCGAAGCGAAGTTCGTTGTCGCTCCACACGCTGCCTGTGCTCAACGGAATTACTACGTCAGTCATGGGTTGCCTTTTACACAGGAGTTAGTTCCATGAACGATTCTCAGAAGCCTTAGTTGATCCGGGTGCAAATGACCGTTAGCACGGGAAGTTGGTTGCTCATCATGCTGGCCTTTGCCGTGGGTGTCGCCCTCAGTTTTATGCTGCCCGAAGTGCGATGTTTATTGGTTCAGCTCTGAGCGGGTCAGAAAATCTCGAACTTGACGTCGGCGTTCTGGTAATCGCAATCCGACCAGCCCCCGTGCCAGTCCCACATGCCGCTCAACTCTATCGGCAGATTGCAGTCGGTCAGCGGCTGTTGGCCTCTCCATGTTGCCGCTGTGCGGTGGTCGAAATCGAGTTCGCAGGCCCCGGCAGCAAAGGCCGTCAGCTTCAGGACCGGATGGCACGGGTCGGTGCCGGCCTCCGGAATCGCGAAAACCCATTTCCGGTTCATCAAGTTGCCGGAGCCGCCGCAGCCGGCGATGGAGAATTCGGCACTCTCCCAGACGTACCACCACGTCTCTTCGCCGCTGTCGAAATTGGCACACTGTATCCGGTCCGAGTAGGTGAGAGTGTAGTCATCGTTCAGATCGTTGCACGCGGCCCCGCAGGCCCCGCCACCCGCGACTACGCCCGACACCCGCAGAGTCAGTGTTCGTGCCAGGGTGCAATCATCGCAAACAAGCCCCAGCGCGGGCCTGCCGTTGCGAATCAGCGGCCGTCCGTTCCAGAGCATTGGCGTCAATAGCAACACAGTGTCGCTCCTAACTGCTCACCGCACAGTCCTGGGCCTTGATCCAGTACATACAGTCGTCCGACTTTCGTATTAGCATGTAGTCGTCCTCATCCATCGACTCCGTAATCGGAATGTCCTCAACACACACATCGTTGAAACACTGAATGCACTCCGCACTTGACACGCTCGAACGGACGCCACCGATGTTACGGACGACACGGACGATACGACCGATGAAACTGACGATACTGACGATACGACCGATGAAACTGACGATACTGACGACACGACCGATGAAACTGATGACACCGATGACACCGATGACACCGATGACTCGCAACACCCGACCCCAAACGTGATCGGGGCAAACAGGCATATAGACACGTCTTCCGATGCAGACTCGTCCTCGTCCGGGTCCGACACGCTCATAACCAAGGCGTAGTACCCCGATGGTATGTAAAGACCCTCGCCGTTCTCCTCCGACAGTAGATTGCCAGGTATTACCCCAAAAGCATCCGTGACGGTAACAGTTACGCTTTTGTCACAAAATTGCCCCTCCGTGTCTCCCACCAAAATCTTTGCTTCTGCCGTGCCGCATTCTCGTAACTCCTCTTGCAGTATCACCCACAGCAGAAGCGGGCCGTCATCAATAAGCATCCAGTTGATGTAGACGTTACTGTCGTCTTTCAGCAGCGAAAACTGCTCACCCAAGTCCAACGGTTGCCCACGGCAACCTTCTGCTACCATGCCCGGGTTCTGCAACATCTTCAACTGCGGCAGAACCCGGGCCGTCAGCGGGAGCACACACGGGAAAATCTGCCCGATCTGGTACACCCCCTCCATCCGCTTCCCATACGGCTTCGCAACCGCGACACCCGGCTTGTTCTCCAAGTCGTCCGCGTCGTAGTCGTAGTACCGCTGATTGCGCGGGTCGAACCCCCGACACAGCACGTAGTTTTCGTGTGTGTCCTCCGCCGCCACCTGGAACATCGCGCAGTACGGCTGCACCCCCTCCGTTTTCAACGGTACCCGCTCTCCAGTAATCGGTTGGTATGGCGGGGGTAGCCGAAAATGGGGAGTAGGCTGTCGGCGCTTGCGAAGGGTCATGCGGTGGAACTCGGGGAACTACTCGCCGAAGCCGATGGCGATTCAGACGGAGACGACGACACCGAAGCCGATGGCGAACTCGACGCCGAACTCGATGGGGATGGGGACGTGGACGGAGACGACGACACCGAACTGCTCGGCGAACTCGACGCCGACACCACCACCAAGGCCGTCTGCGATACCACAATCTGGATCGTACCAGACGACGTGGAACCGTTGCTCAGCCGAATGTTCGTGATGCTGTCGCCCGTGTACGGGTTCACCGCCTGGCCGCTGTCCCAAATGTCGGGCTCGTCCTCGGCCAGTGTTACCTCACGGATCGTGTCGTTGTCCCCGTCGCGCATGTCCAAATGCGCAGGACAAGTCGCCAACATCCCCACCAGCGCAGCATTGTCCCCGTCTATCGAGACGTTGATCTGCTGCTGCTTGCACACGATCACCCCGGCCGCTTCACTGTCCGGGAAGCCCGATCCGCCCAACGGCGCCGAGCCGCCGTCGAGGGCCAGGTCGTTGTTTGTCACCGTGCCCTGTACCCCGTAGCGGTAGCACACGCCCGCCGAAGAGTACACGTCGAACTTCCCGCTCGTCAGGCCGTGACCGTCCGACAACTGACACGACGCCGTGTCGGAGTCCGTCTTCACCCAGGCCAACACGGTCGTGCCGGCCGTCAATGTGATCGGCGAGGCCGTGCCGCCCAACAGGGTGTCGTTTTCGCCGCTCGTTGTGGCCGTCCGCGTCAGCGACCGGCCCCCGAGCGTGCAGGATACGCTATGGCTACCTGCTCCCATGATCTAACTCCTCTCGTTTAGCAGTTGACAGTTACGTGGCATTCTGGCAAAAATACACACTAGCTCCGTCAGGGGGTCACCCACCCGCCGCCCGCGTCCCCAAGCGCTGTTGCAATCTGCGCTAGGTCGTTAATGGAGGGCCCAACGTCTTCGCGGCGCTCGACAAACCCGTATAGCCCGACCAGCAGTTTGTTTCGTTCGTCCAACTGGTACGCCATCAGCTTCATGTTTTCCGCGTGTTTCCCTTGCAACCCTTCGAGCCGCATTGCGTACTCGTTCATCTTCTCGACGACCATCTTGTGCCGGTGCTCTGCCAGGACTGCGGCATTGCGCATTGTCATGTCGGCATAGCGCTCCTTGCCGCTGATGACGCCCTTTATGGCGTCCTGGAGCTGGGCCAGTAGGGCGTCCCGCTGCCCGGCCGCAATCTTCGACACCTCTTGCTGGGCCGCGTGCTGACGGTCGATGCCAGCCATCTGCTGGGCCGTAATCCCCTGGACTTGCTCAAGAAGCCGATCCCGCTGACCCGTCTCAGCCCGCCACACGTCGACGGACAGACCGTGCTTCCGTTCGATCCGGTCCAGGAACTGCGTCAAGACCCCCTGGATCGCGTTGAACAGCCGGTCCCGGACGCTCAATTCCGTCCTGGCAACGTCGGCCGTCACGGCCCGTTCGCTATCGAGCCCTTGCAAGACCAGCCGGATTTCGTTCAGAAGCTGCTCGTTCAATCGCAGGTAGGATGCCTCGTTGGCGCCGAGCACCTCTTGCTGGACGGCGTGTTGCCGGTCCTCGGCCTCCGCCGCTTTGAGCCGTGTCTGAAGCTGCTCCCCGTACAGCCGGTGTAGTTCCTCATTCGCCCACTTCGTCAGGGCATCCCGGAGTTGGTACACCCGGTCTGCGGCCTCCATCGTCCTGAGTCGCACCTCTTGCGTCTTCGCGTAGAGCCCCGATTGCACCTCGACGTTCAGCCGCGAATTGGCGTCTCGGGCCGCATAGATGGACTGCCGGGCTGAAAGGGTCCGGTTGCGGGCGTCTTGCAGCAAGGCGTAGGTTCCGGTGATTTGCGTTGCCCGGTAGCGCAGCACGTCCTGCCGGAGCGAATGGACCCGATCCTTGCCGTCCAGGGTCCGGGCGCGCATGCCGACTTGTTGGTCGTACAACCGATGCTGATTTTCCCACTCCTCCCGGTTCAGGCGGTCGTTTAGAGCGGCAATCTCTTCGTTGTGGTCCCGGGTGTTTCGGGCGGTAACATCCACGGCAATGTCCGCAGAGTACGTCCCACGGTCTATCAGCATCTGCAATTCCGCCGAGAGCGAGGCGGCAAACTTCTCATTGATGCGTGCCAGCTCCGTTGTGCCCAGGTCCGTCAGGAACGCCGTCGCGGTTGTCGAGTGCGTTGCGTAGTCGGACTCCAGTAGTGCCAACACCGCATTGTAGTCGCTGGCGTGGGCGGTCAGCGTGGACGTGCCTTCTAATAGCAAGTCGTCGATGTCCGATTCCATACCCGCGTAATCGGTCAACAACGTCGCCAGCAACGTCTCCGTCTCCGAGGCGTAGGAAGACAGGTTGCTGCTAGCGGTAGTCAGAAGCCCGTCGAGCGTGGCCGCGTGATCGGTGTAGTTGGAGGCAAGCGTCGTCAGGTGCGCGTTGTAGCCTGTGATGTGGTCGTTCAGTTGCGTCAAGGCATCCGCCTGGTCGATGAGTGACGCTGCGTTGTGTGAGGCGAAATCGGTGGCAAGATGGGCTATCGCGGCAGCGTGATCGGCCAGGTACGTCGCCAGGACCTGTGACCTACTCGTGATAACCTCCCCTACACTAGCCCGCGTGGTCTCACCGTGGGGCGCGACATCCGCCAACTTGCCCGCATGGCTCACAAGGTAATCAGCCAGGGACGACGCCTCTGCATTCAGGAGAGACACCACCATGGCCCGGGTCGATGCCTCCTCGGTCTCCAAGGCCATCAGCTTGGTCGCCTGGTCCGCAATGAACGATGCCAACTGCGTAGTGGCATTGGTCAGCAGGTTTTCAACGAGTGGCGCGTGGGCGGAGTAGTTGGTGTTCAACTCCGTCAGCTTGGTGGCAAAATCCGACAGAAACGTGGCAAGGTACGTCGCTTGGTTGGCCAAAAGGCCCTCAATGGTCGCCGTGTGGGAAGTGACGTTGGACTCCAGGTCCGATAGCTTCGTGTCGAGGGCCGTGAGTGCGGTCGTTGCCACGGTGGCGTCCGCCACAAGCTGGCTCTCGTGGGACGTAATCAGTGCATCCACCTGGTCCATGTAGGTATCGAGGTTGCCCAGATAGAGTGACACATGCGCGTTCTGCTCGGTCACTTGCGAGTTGAATTGCGTCTGGCTGCTATCCAGCATCGCCGTCCAGTTGACAATGACCTCGTTGTACCGCGCGTTGTTGTAGTAGCGGGCATCGTTGTAAGCCACCGTCCAGGAGTTTAACAGCGATTGCAAAACGTACCAGTTTTGGATCGAGTCCCGCGACATTGCGTAGAAAGGCGTGGGCGGAACTGTGGTGCTATCATAGGCAATGTCCGTAATCCGCCACCCCTGAGCTACCAGCCACCCGACCGAATCAGCCGGAATGTTGCTGATGGAGTGAGAGGTCCACCACAAAGCGGAGTAGGGCGTCTCCTCGGGCGGCACGGAGATTTGGCTTTGCCCTGGCAGTTGCTGCGGTACAGAGGGAATGCTCATAGCTTATCTGTGCCTCCCAAAAGGGATTGTTTCGAGCAGCAGCGATTCATAGGCCCAGGAACCGGAGCTATTGAGCATGATGACAGCCCAAGCAGTACGGACCCGCGGCCAGGCCGTATGGGACCGGCCAGCATTCCAAGCACCACTGGCTGCGTAGTATTGCTCGAAGTCGTTCCCGGCAAGTGCCGCAGTAATTGCCGCCTTGCCGTTGTCGTTGGCCTCCTCCGCAGTGTCACCGGGCACAATCCGCCATCGCACCGACGCGCTACCGGCCGCCATGACGCCGTGTAGTGTCTGGATCATGCCTCGCTGGTTGGGACCGCCTATCCGCAATGGTCCGATCAGCACGTAGCTGTCCGTTGTGTCCGCATCGAACGGCCAAAACCCTTCACGCGCCGTGTCGTAGAACCAGGAAACACCGCTGGACAAATGGATGTAGACACCGCGGTCGGCATGGTTGTAGGTCAATGTGCAGTCGCTGTCGTCCACATTCGTCAAGTCTTCGGGTACTCTGTCCTCGGACAGAGGCGTCAACCCACCCCCGTCAGCGCCTATCGAGTACAGCCCGTGCGAAGACAGGAAGTACACCGTGTCGTGGTTTTTACACCAAGCATCCGCGCCGACGATCCCTACATCCCTGGACACATTCCGCCTGGGCCCGAACGGGTTCCCTTGATGAATCCACGTTTCGCTCGACGTGAAGCCCAGGAGGAAGGCGTCCTTGTGCGGAATCAGGGCCACCACATCCTCGCCCACCTCACCGGCCTCTGAGAATTGAATCCGCGTAGCCCGAAAGACATCGGACACGTCCTTGCTGTAGTCATAATCGGAATGGTCCCCGGCACGGCTCATCTTGACCAAGTTGTCGCTGAAGGTCAGTAGCCGGTCTTGGTAAATGATTTCGGACGGCCGGTCGCCAGCGTCGATGGCCGTAAAGGACCCTCCGCGAAGCCGATTGGTCAGAGAATCCTCCAGCCGGACGTTGACAGCATAAGGGGTCGGGTAAGACACCGCAGACACGGCGCGCTCCTGGGCCTGACGCCGTATCACGCCCATCGACGGGAACCGAATCTCAATGACCCTTGGCTTAGGCATCCGTCCCTCCAAGGTAGGTTGTCCCTAGCTTGTGACGATACTCGTCTCGCGACCGGCCATGCCTCCGTCCCATGTAACCGAGGTTTCGCGGCTGCTTCCGGTAATCGCGCCCAATGGCCGCCGCCAGGGCCGCCTGAAACAAGGTCTGTTTATCCGTGGCCTGCTGGTCCAGGAACTTCGATTCGGCCGCTGCCAGGCAGGCCGCAACGAACAATTCCCGAAACTCAGGTCCGCCGGGGAACCACGGCCGCTCGGTGCTCAGGCTGCGGATTGGCCCTACCTGGTACGGCCCGAGAAGGGTGTACTCGCCGTCCGGCGTCGGATCGAGTACGAGCTGTTGGCGCTGCTGCACCGTGCCGTCATGGGCCAGGGGTTCCAGGGCAAAGCGGGTCGGCACGCCCGTGCTGTTGTACTCGCCGTGGAGTTGCATCAGCCGACTGGCCGGCAGTTGCGTAATCGGGTCGTAGCAGTATTCTTCTCCATCGAAGTAGATGGCGTCGATGAATTGCTCAAAGTCCAGTGGCAGCGTGTACCGCCGCTGGCCGTCTGCGGTCTGAAAACGGTGGGTCGGGCGCATCCAGGACCATTGGTGGCTCATCGCGTTGTGGACGACGCTCTCAATGCCCTTGCGGATTGCCGATTCCACGTCGATGGCAGTACGGCTATCCCAGCGATCTTCTGGCGCGCCTATGAAGGATGCGATTTCCGAACGCACCAGACTGTAATCGGTCTGTTCGCTCATGTTCCCACCACCAATCTCACCCGCGCGGTGTCCGTGTCGTCGGCGTTGTAGACCCAAATCTCTCCAACCGTTCCCGCCGTCCCATCGAACGTGTCGATCGAACCGTCAAGAAGCTTGGTAACATTTGAGCCCAGCACAAGCGCCGGTCCCATCTGCCCTGCCGTGCCAGAGCCCTTGAGAGTCTTCACGTCGTAAGCGTCCGTGCTTCCGGCGTCGGTTGTGAATTGAACCAGAACGTCCAAGTCGGATTCCAGCCATAACAGGTCGAACCCACCAAGGGCTTCATCCTCCGCCGAGTCCCAGACCTTCACGGCGGTTTCGGCCGCGACCTTGAACTCCCGGCTGATAATCTCCCCGTCCCCGAGCGTGACGCTCCTGGCCTGGGACAGCGAGCCAATCAGCATTGGGCCGCTGGGGGTGTCCACAACCGCATACTGGTATATCAAAACAGACGGCATGATGGTGCTCCAATCAAATCAGGTCCTCGAAAAGGACGGTCGATTGCCCGGGAATGGTCGTCTCGACACTGGCAACCGGCTGGCCTGCGATCTCGACCCAAATCTTGTATCTTCCACTACCCTTGACAATCGAGTCGTTCCGCACGAGTTGCAGTTCTGCAACACCTTCGGAGTCTGTCGTGTCGGATAGTTCGGCATTGGACAAGACGGTCCCGTCCGATGCCTGGTTGATTCCCAGCAGCTTGGCCTTGCACACGGCACCGGATACCGCCGTGTTGGATAGCGTCACACGAAACTGGACCGTGCAAAGGCTCGCCTCTGCGGGCGTGGTGATGGAAATGGCGGTCATGCTAATGGTCTTGCTCCATCCGTTAGCGCTGACGGTAAGCGTGCTTGTTGTCGGCTGGTATCCCGCCAACCGTACCGCGAATGAATAGGTGTAGGTTCCAAACACCCATGTGGTAATCTGACCGCTGGAATTGGTAGTACCGCTCGCCTTGAGCACACCGCCCCGTGTGGCATGGACAACAGCGCCTTCGTTATCGAAAACAACCGCACTTACGGTGTTGTTGACCTGGGCAAGGGCCATAATGCCGTCATCTTTCGCATAGCTTTTTGAACTTCCA